CGGCATCGAACTGAATGGCGCGGATCAGTAGCTTGGTGCTGGCCAGCCGGTAGTTGCCCTCATGCCAGCATTCGGCCTCAGTGACGGCGCCGAACAGGTCAAGCGTGGGAGACGGAACCACCTGCCCGGCGGACGTGACCTGCGCTTCATCCTGCACGGTGACCACGCCGCGCTTATAGCTGTCAGTTGAATCGGAAAACTGGATATCGATGGAGTTGGAGCGATCTGCCAGGGACAGCCACCTCTCTTTGAAGCTGCCTTTCACAATCGACCCCATGGTAAAGAGCTGCACCGGCGTTCCGGGCTTATCCTGAACCACGGTGTAATGCCGCCCGCTGCCCAGCACCACCTGCCCGCGGCCAATCACGCCGATCTTAGACAAGCTGTCCAGCAGGTTCCCGGTGGTGTCAAAGACGCCGTTGAAGCTGTGCCGGAACATGGTCCCGCCGTTGCCATCGTCCACCAGTTCATTGCAGCGGTTCGACCAGTCGACAAAGGCATTGATGTCAACAAACTGATCAGGATCAATGCCGCCGCCGTAGAGCGGGTTACAGAGCGCGTCAAAGCACACGGCCGCCGGCTGGTTGCCGGTCAAGTCCTCCATCTTGTTGCGGTTGGAGATGCCAAAGCGGTATCGCGTGACAAAGCGCGTGATATCAATCGATGGAGCATAGATGGCGATCTCATCGGCCACGCCCGCATAGCCCACCGCGCCCAAGCCGGATACAAGGGTATCCACGGTCAGCGATGTGGCTGAACTATAGATATTGGCGTCAAGCACGCCGTTGATCACGAACTGCACTGCGCCGGCCTTGACGATTACAGCCACGTGGTTGCGCTGGTTAGGTGTGATGGCCCGCGCGCTGAGATGCTGCGCACCGGCAGAGAACTGAAGGCTGATCTTGCCGGACGGGTCAAGGTGCACACCATCGCCGCTTGCGGCGTTCACGGCCAGATAGACGGTGCTGGCAGGCAAAGACGTTGGACTCAGCCACATCTCAATGCAGTAATCCGTCCCCAGCGGGAAGCTGGGCGTGGTGATATTGGTTGTGGCGCCCGCGCCATCGAACTTCGCCGCCGCATTGACGCTGGATTGAATCAGCCCAGGCTGCTGGAGGGTCACGCCGCTGGCTGAGTACGTCGCATTGTTGCCGCGCCCACTGGAATCGCTACAGACGGTTCCGCTCGTTTCATTCAGGCGGTAGTACGCCTGAGGCCGGTCATTGGCAACGCAGTGCTTATATCCCAGGCTCTCCGGATCGCCATGGTCAACAACGGCCGTAACGTTGATGCCGCTGCCGGAGAGCTGGTCTGTGGCCAGGGCGCGGATCCCGAGCAGTATCTGGTTGGGATAGCGCAGAGCGTCATGCGCGATCTCACGGATTGATGTAAGCCAGAACTCTTCACCGCGGCGCGTTGAGTCATTGTCATGCGCCGTAGGCACGGTTGTGTTCTGTCCGCTGCCAAGCTTGGTAATGCGGATATCCCACTGGCCGGAAGTAGGGAAGTTGATGCGCGTCACATGCCGAATGATGGTGGTTACCCGGCCGGTGACGGAATCGCTGATCTGACTCCAGTTGGTGATGGTCTTGAGCGGTGAACCGGGCGGCGAGCTGGTGCCGCCGGGATCGTTCCCCGGATTGCGCGTCCACACGGTGCGGAAGGTGCGCGTTTCGCTCGACTGCACAACGCCGTTAGGATCATACGGCAGCACTGAGGTAAACGGCGGGCCAGGCTCACCCTCAAAGTGATCGTCATTGTTTGACGTGGCCACTACCATCACATTGCCCGGGCCTCCTGAGAACTGGTCCTGGACGATAGCCAGCCACTGCGGGACGTTGCCCACGTCGGCAGTAACGCGCGGCGCCAGCGCGGTGGTGAAGATGCCGCTGCCGTGCAGCGAGTATTCCACCTTGTAAAACACGGTCCAGGGATCATAGCTGCCATCGCTGTTCGGGCCGGCCCACAGGCCTTTGGGAAAGTTGACCTCAACCTCCACGGCGTCAGTGTTGGTGCCATGGCCGTTTACGGTGAAGCTGCCGCTATCCACGCGCAGCTTGGTGGACTGCGGGAACTCATTAATGACGTCATTAAAGAATGACACCGGATCCTGCTGATTGAAGCCCAGCCGCTTCTCGACCTGCACGCCTTTGTAATTCTCGATCGGGTTGTCATTGATCTTGATCTGAGTGATGGACCGGCCCGGGCCCCAGCCGAAGCTGATAAGCAGATTCATCCATTGCTTGTCCTGCGCCGTATAGATGTAGCTGGAGATAACGTTGCCCGACTCGCCGAAGATGCCATAGCCCTTATTGATCACCAGTCCCTGACGCGCCGTGAGCTGCGGGCCGTTCCATCCGTAGATGGCGGTATCCTGCTGATCCTTGAGCTTGGGACCTGGTATGAGCGCAGTAACCAGCAAGCCGCCGCCGATTGCGATGGCAGCGCCGATCGATGCCGCGGCAAAGCCTCCAGCCGCGATCGCGCCTGCGCCGGCCAGAGCGATAGGCACAAAGATGGCCGCGGCCAGCACGGCAATCATGGCAATCATGCGCAGGATGCCCTTGCCGCCTCCACCGCCGCCTGGATCCTGCAGCACCGGGGCGATGACAATGGAGTCATTCGGCTTGATCAGCCGGAGCGCGCGATCGCCTGGCGCGATAACTTCGCCGTTGACAATGGTGATGAGCTGCAGGCCGTCCTTTTCTTCAACGAAGGTGGCCAGCGGAGTCATGCCGTCGCCCAGCTCGAGATCTTCTACAGTGCGCTGGGAGCGGTCAAAAGGATTGTGAATGACTATACGGCGGATGGTTTTCTCAGGCGTCACGCCTGACTGTTAGCGCGGATTCGCTCTTTGAGTCAAAGGCGGCAGCGCATAAGCGTCCGAGTCTTCCAGCTTGATCATACCTTTGGGCACGGCGCTAATTCATAGGCCAGTCTGTCGGCTAGGTAGCGCTCCGCGTGAACAAGCATCGCAGCTCCCTCAAAGTTCTTGGCATCGAACTCTGGCAAGGTCATATCGTTCAGCCACAGACGCGCAATCAGGTCGCAGCTACGGAAGAACAGGCGGCGGCCCTGCTCATCTAACTTTACCAGCGGCCATTTTGGCCATCCTACTAAGTCATAATATTTGTTCATTTTCCCCACCTGTAAAATCCGATCACCCTGCGCTTCCACAGCTCTGAGTTCACCTTCTCAACGCAGACGCCGGTCGCTTTCAGCGCGTGCAGGAACCTTTCGCCGTCGACCATGACGCCCACGTGGGTTCCTTCGCGCCGATCCATGCGGAAAAGGACCACGCAGTTTGCCTCGGGGAACTTTACTTCCTGCCATCCCGCCTCCATGGCCGCTAGAATCAGACCGGCATTAATGCCCGCATCTTCCGCGCTGGGATAGTCCGGCACGGGAATGCCGTTGCGCTCAAGCACGCACTTGACCAGGCCGTAACAATCAAATGACAAAGGCCCGCGCCCGCTGGGAGCGAAGGCCTTGCCGATCAGATCTGAGTAGAGCCGCGGCGGCGTCTGGGCGCTCATCTGTTCTGTATCCCGCCAAACGCAGCGTTCGGCTCCCAGTGGAAGCCACAGCCCAGACACTTCGCGTGGTAAGGATCAGGCCAGTCCAGCGGCCCACAGCCGTTGGGGCAGTCACCTTGCTCCAGCCGTTTATCCTGCGTCGACGGCCGGAGCATGCGGTCACTTGCTTTGAGAGTGCGCGCCATTGCCTTACGGGATCCTGACGGCGGCCAGCTTGAGTGAGGTGGCAGCGGAGACCTGCAGATAGATGTTGCCGGCGTCAGCGTTTTGCTGGCTGAAGAGCGCCGGCGGCAGGGTGTCAGTAATGCCGATACCCGGGAAGCCTCCAGCGGCGGCTGGCACAACCATCACAATGTCACCGGTGCGGCCATTCTCATCAGGAACGGAAGAGATGGTCACGGTTTTAGCGGCGGCGTCATTGTTAACGGCGATGATCACGGTGCGCCCGTCATTGGCTATGATGTGGTTGTTGGCCGCATCAGCCGCGGTCAGCACCACGTTTTGCAGGCCGCCGAACTGCGTGGGCGCCTGAATAGGAATGACGGTGCGGACGAAGCCGTTGGCATGGACCGCCGGAGGGTTGATGGCCATTGGCGCGGCAAACATAAGCAGGGCGGCGAGCACCAGAGCGAAAGCGATCTTCTTAAACATTTTGTTTCTCCTCTCCGCGCTTACACCACTGAGGCCGCGCGGAAGCCTTGAGTCTCAATTCCCGGTTCACCGCCGAAGCGGTCCTGATTGGCATGCACGCGGCAGCCGTTCGTTCCGTTGAGCGTGAGATCGCACGTGGCCAGAACGCCCAGGTAGCCGCACTGCGAGCCTGCGGGATCCGCCACGGCCTGCATGGCCGGCGTGTTGTAACGCCAGCGGCAATGGTTCTTGACGAACTGTCCCTGCGGGAACGAACGCCGCAACGGGTTCGGAGCGCCCAGTACGAACGTCACCCAGTTTTCGTCGGCGCTGGCCTCAATGATGGTCCAAGTGAACTGCTGCACCGGATCGCCGGCCAGATCGGAGCTCTGGACAACGGTGAGCACAACCTTGGCGCCCACACCGCCGCTGTACGGCTCGAGCTGTCCCTGAACCGATCGCGAAACGTTGGATACGCGCACCGTGACGTTTGGAAGCTGGCCGTTGGAGTTTTCCTCCACCGAGTCAATCTCAAAACTGAATGCCACGTATGTATTGCCCTGCCACACCACGTCATCAGTGTTGCGGGCCACGCGGAGCACAACGGTAAGGTCATCCTTGTTGGGATAGATATCCAGCAGGACATACCAAGGCGCAGTGCCGGCGACCTGATGCTTCTGCAGCGCGGAGGCAAGGGTTAGAGATTGCACCTAGACCTCTCTGACCTTGAAGGTGAAGCTGTAGCTGAACCCCTGCGCGGAGGCGGCATCAGCGCCAGCGAGGATCAGCTTGTTATTCACGATGTAGCCGGCCTCAGCGGGCGCCGGAAGCTGGCTGAAGCGGACGGCTGCCACCAGTTCGCCCGTGGCTGGGTTGCGCCATGAGAATGAACCAGCGCCACCCATGACGGTTGTACGGATGAAGGCGTCCAAGGCGTCAAAGTCATTCTGGAGGATGTTGCGATAGTTGACCTGCCATTCCCTCCGGATCCGCGAGAAGCGCTGGCGTGTGATCTCCAGCCCTGATTCCATGGGCGAGTTCAGGGTGCCATCGTTGTAGCTCTGCACCAGGCTCACGTCAGGTTTCTTGTCCAATTCAGGGAAGTTGGCCACATAGAGTTAATGGCCCGGAATTGCAAAATGCGTCAACCGCCGAAGGTTTGGCGGGTACGGCCGTTGCTCTGAAAGTCAGAGACCACCACGTCGATGATGAACTGGCGGCCGTCAAAGCGTGAGCTCTGCTGCTGCTCCATGGGCTGGCCATAATTGTGGATGTTGACCTGGACCGGCGTCTGTCCGCTAGTGCCCGCGCCGCCCGGAATCACGTGGCCGCCGCCGCGCGGCCCCATCACCAGGCGCTCCGGGCCGTTCTCTCCGACCATATACGACATCCCGGGAAGGACCGGGCCGCCGCTGGCGCGTCCGCCCCCAAAGCCGCTCAGAACGCCAGACAGCCCAGAGCCAATCGAATTCCCGGAACTGCCCGCTCCACTGCCGCCGAACAAACCGCCCAGCGCCGATTGCAGCAACTTGACGATATAAAGCTGGTAAACGATCTTTGCCAGTTCTTGGAGGATTGACTGCCCGGCATTCTGGAAGGCCTGCGCCCATCCTTCCGCTCCGGTGGTAAGCCCCACAAATAGATTCTCGCCGTCCTGGGTGATAGCTTTCTTCAGGTCAGTTCCCCAGCTCGCGGTTTTTATGCGCAGGTCCTGCAGCTTGGCCTCGAGCTTATCTGCCTCAGCGATCATGCCAGCATCGCCCATCGTATGCGCGATCTCTTCCATTTTGTCCGCCAGCGCCTGAAGCTGGACGGCGGACTTGCCGCGGATATTCTGCAGCTTCTGCTCTGTGCTGTATTGGTCCTCTCCCGTGGCCTTGGCCTGATCGCTGATGACCTTCTCTTTGGCGGCTTCTTCTTCTAGACCCGCGGAGATGAGCTTCTGCGTCTCCGTAAATTTCTGGCGAAGGCCTTCAAAGGGATCAATGCCGGCAAAGAGAATGTTAGGGATGGCGCCATCGCCGGTGGTGACGTTAAAGCCATTGACGATCTTATTCCAGCCATCCGCCGTGATCTGCTGAAGCGCAGACAGGTGCTCACTGACAATCTGCCGTTCACGGACGTTGTATTGCAGGATGGTAATTACCTTTTTGTTCAGAGCATCCTTCAGGATTGCCAGCTTGGCAGCCTCCCCGGCATTCTCGGTGGCGATGCCCTGCTCAATTACCGGATCACGGTTCGCCTGGTCCACACCGCCTAGCATTTTTTGCAGCGCTTCTTTGGCCTTCTGTGCCTCCTGCTGCAGCTTCTCCAGGGCAACCTTACCTTCGTCGCCAAGATCATGCGAAAGGTGCTTCCCTGTGCTCACGATCTGGCCCTGAAGAGCAGTGAATTCAGCCCTCAATTTCTGTGCATCGGCCTCTAACTTGTCCGCCTGGCGCTGCTCTTCATCTGTGGGACCGGCTGTCGTCGTACCAATAATAGCTCCGGACGAAATATCAGCCAAGGGCTCTTCATGGGTCGCACTACGTAGTGCGCCGGCCTTAGTGCCAAGCCGTACTTGTTCTGCCAGGTTCGCCGCTAACTTACCCTCCAGCTGCTTCTTGACAGCAGAATCCAGAGCCGAGCCGGACAAACCAAGAAGGGTATCCGCAAGAGCCTGCTTTGTGTTGTCCTCTATGGCCTTAGCGATCGCCTGGTTTGCTGTCACTAGCTGCTCAAAGGCCTTCTTAGTCTCCTCTCCAAAGCCCATCATCTTATCGGTGAGCTCTGGCATCTTCTCGATCAGCTTGTCAATGATCTCGACAAAGCCGATCGCTGCGGTGACAGTGAAGGCCATGGAGAGCGCCTGGCTGAGGCCGGGAACCATGGCCATCACGCGCTGCATGGCGCGCGGGATCTGTAGACCCAGTTCTTCATTGAGCAGATGCGTTGAGAGGCGCGCTTTTTCCATGCTCTCGGCTGCAGAGCTGCCCGTCTCCTGGGCTTGCATTTTCATTTTGACGAGCTTATTAACCACCTGCTCGATCTGGGCATTGACCGCGGCGTCACCGGTGGCCACAAATTCAAATCTAGCTTGAGGTGCTGCCATGCTCTGTCACCTTCGGTTCAGGATTCTCACGATCGCGCTCAATCATCTCCCACAGGTCAGTAAATCTATCCGCCGGCGCTAACACCGGCTTGCGCCCCATGAACTCATCAAACGAAATACTCTCGCCGGTTTTCTGTATCGACCAAAGAACATAAACGCGCTTCCACTCGCTCTCCTGGCGTTCGTAAAACCCCTCAATCTGGCGGAACACTTCCGGGAACGTCATGCGCCAGAATTCGGCCGGCTTCAGCCCCACCAGCGCGGCCAGTTCTAGGAGCTTATCCCAGGTCCATGGTTCGCCTTCGGAGGGTCCACGGGCTCTTCGGCTGCCTCCGTTAACTTCTCATGGCGAAATAGGTGAAGAGTCCATGCTTTAGTAACTGCGCCGATCACCGCGGCGTCATCGGCTTCGTCCATGAGATCGCCAACCTTCTCCAGCGTCAGCTTGCGATCGTTGATCCCAACGAACAGCAGCGCGCGCGCCTCTTTGAATCCAAAGCTGCGAGGGTTGCCATTCAGGAGCGATGTGCCCAGCAGCTCTTCTGCCCGGGCAATGGCGTTGGTGGTAAGCCGGATGATGCGCGGCTTGTCCAGAGTGATTTCAACTTCACCACGTTGCGGATTTGCAGTCATGGGTATTGCTTAGCTCCTTTTCAGGAATTCGGTCAAAGGGCAGTAATCATGGCCGCTTCCAAAGAACCGGCAAAGTTGATGGCCCAGCGCTCATTGCCGATCTTCAGTGCCGTCTCAGCCAGTCCCAGGCGCGGCCTGATATGCGCTTCCGGAATCAGGATGTAGAGCAGCTTCAGGTTGTGGCCGCCTCTACCGACGCGCTGATAGATGGCCTGATTGCCGCCGCCCAGGTCTTTGATGAACACGTCTTTGCGCGCCAGTAGCGCCTTAGGACGGAGCCCGCGGCGAAGGATCTGGCTGGGCGAGCTGCGGATATCCTCTGGCACGGCCAGGTGCTGCGATGAGATGGGCGTCTTCTCGCCGCCTGGCTCCTGGAGGAAGAGATAATTCCAGATATCGCCCACCATGACGGCCGAGCGGTAAGGGATAACGTCCTTACTGGCAGGCTTGATGATGATTCCGCGCTGTGACCAGGCGTTGCGGATGGTGAAATGTTGAGGCATACTGGCGCGGATCGCCGCCTGCGCATCCTGCGCCGTGAGCGTCAGGGCCCGGGCCGTAGCGAATGGAAGCTGCTTATTGACAAGATCATCATTCGCTTTAAGCACTTGCGACACATCGCAGATCATGCCGGGCATCTGAAACCTTTAAAGGCTGGCCGCCACGTCCGGGCAGCCAGCCTTAGCATTGACGTTGGCCGCCGATTCGGAACGTGACGGCCGTTCGGTTTAGATCGATTACTGGACGCTACGGGCCAGCGCGGTCACGCCCTTGAGCGAGAAGGTCAGGTCCTGCAGGTCATTGTTGGGAGCTTTATAGTCCCACTTCTCAACCACGCAGCTGCCGCTATAAAGCGGCTGGCCCACGGCAATGCCGTTGGGATAGATGTTAACGACCAAAACGGTGCCATTCACCAGGGCATCGAACATGGCATCCTGGCTGGCGTCGCCCAGCACCTTCACATGCTGCGCCGTGGCGGTCCAGTTCTTGTTGCCGGCCACAGAGAAGTCATCCCAGCCGCCGCTGTCATGGTCGGTGGCATCAGCGAATTTGTTCTGTACGCTGACCTGGAGGTCACGAATAGAGACGATCTTGGTAGCTCCGTTGTAGAGAAGTGCCTGTTTACCGTGTACCTTCGCCATGATGGCCTCCGTTTGTTGTGCAGCTAAGAATCGTTCGCTGTAGAGTCTGTTAGCGCGGTTCTGAAATGTATGTCAACTGCGCGAATCGCACCGCATTGCTCCGCGCCCTTCTGGGCAAAAAACCACTTAAGGCTCTTGAGTTCGGTGTAAACGGCCAAGCCGCCCCACGTTCCGTCCGCCTGCAGCTGCTGGTCCATCCAGGCGATCATGGGCTCAATGGCCTCATCCACCGGATCGTCAGCCGCGGCTATGACTGATGCAACTTCAAGATTCAGCACAGCTTCATTCTCGCCGGCGTCGATCTGGTCATTCTCATCGATGGGAAAGAAGTTACCGGCCGGGAGTTCATCGGCCTGAAACTCCGCTTGGCGGCAGCGCCAGAATTTGCATGGCGCGCCCGGCGCATTGAGTGCGGTCTTGATAGCGGCGATAATCTGCGTGCGTATTGATGCGCTCATGACGAAATAAAGCCCAGCTTGGCTTTGGTGATCAGGCCATCATCCAGCGGATCGATGCCGTTGACCTTATATTTGCCGCTGTACTTTCCGGCATTGGTTAACGTGATCACCTGGCGCGCTGAGAGAGTCATTGCCGCAGTGCTGTAGGTGATGGCGTAATCAATGCCGCTGACCGGAGCTCCGCTATGTAGGTCTATGGCTTCGCCTGGAGCGTCCAGGTTGGCCTGAACGTCTGCTCCGCTGATCCCAGCTCCGGCGACCGTGACGCCGAAGTCGGCAAAAAACACGTTAAGGTCCTGATCGCCAAACATCCCTAATACACAATGAACATGCGCGCGGTGCAGGTGCCGGCGGATGCAGAGGCATTGGTAAACGTGAAAGAGACTGCCTTCTGTGGCAGCCTGAACTTGATGCCGATGGTGCCACCGGTTGCTCCGATATCCTGCTCTGTAGGCACGTACAGGTCAGTCAACGTGTTGGCCGGCACAGCTGATAGCGGAGCTCCCGTGGTTAACACCGTTGAGCCATCCTCAGCGTAGGTATTGAAGTTCACGGTGATGTTGCCCTGAGTGCAGGAGAACTTCAGCGTGAAGGCCCTGGCACCGGTGAGGTCAATAATGTTCGAAGCGGCTGAGGTTCCGGATCCCGGCTCAGTCAATGCGTTGACGCCCAAGTCAGCCGGAGAGACCTTGATCATGCCGTTTCCGGAGAGCTGATATTTTGCGTCCGCAGCCTTCTGGGCATGTACTGAGTGCGGAGGCAGCAATGCGGCCACGATCGCGAACAGAATCACGGCCAGAATCGGAATCAGCTTGTCACGCTTTAGCATCGCCATACCTCACAGCTGAGGTCCCGGTTTATTGGGTTATCCGGGCCATTCGCCTGCCAGTCTCACTGAGCACTGCTTAGGCATTCAACCAGCCCAACAGGCGATCAAGGTTTTACTTCTCGGCTTTCTTGCCGTCCTCTTCAGGATCAAACTCTTTGGCGCG